TCTGCGATACGCATGACTTACCTGAGAATGAAGAAATGCGTTCTGTTTTATGTGAACAAATTTTTCAACTTGGTTTTACAGGAGTATCTAAATTTAAAATGATGATCAAAGCACTACAAGAAGGCAATATGGAAGAAGCTCATAATCAAATGAAAGATAGTAAGTGGTATACCCAAACTCCGAACAGATGTGTCGATCTAGCAGAAAGAATGAGAAACGCCTAATGTGGGGAATGTTATTAAAACCTCTACTCGGTACAGTTTCAGAAGTTGCTAAAAATGTTTCAGAAACTCGTAAAGCAAAAGTAGAACAAAAAGTTACTAAAATTAAGGCGGAAACCGACCTTATGAAAAGAAGAATTTCAGGAGAATTGGAATACGACTTACAGGCTGTAAAGTCTGGAGATAATAGTTTTAAAGACGAGGCTTGGACGATTCTTTTTATCATCATTATAGGAATGTGTTTTATCCCACCACTGCAACCATACGTCGAAAGAGGACTAGATGCTTTAGGCAGAACCCCTGATTGGCTACAATATTCAATTTATGGAAGTATAGCTTCCTCATTTGGATTACGGGGAATGGGTAAGGTATTAGGCAAGAAGTAATGGCTGAATATCAAGGAAAAAAAGTAACTCTTAATAAGCCAACCCAAGGAGATATAAAAAAATTTAAGGTTTTTGTCCGAGATCCTAGTACCGGAAGGGTAAAGAAAATTAATTTCGGAGCTAAAGGAATGTCCATTAAGAAAAATAACCCGGATAGAAAGAAAAGTTATTGCGCTAGAAGTGGTGGAATAAAGAACAAGAACAATAAGCTCTCAGCAAACTATTGGTCAAGAAGAGCTTGGAATTGCTAAAGGAGAAAAAAAAATGCCGTCATACAAAGGAAAAAAATATCCTTACAGTGCTAAGGGACTCAAAAAATTAAATGAGGATAAAAAAAAAGATAAAAAGAAAATGAAAACCAAAAAGAAGTAATGCCTAAGAAAAGTCGAGTTAATGAAGCTGGTAATTATACCAAACCTTCTTTGCGCAAAAGACTATTTAATCAGATTAAAGGTAGTAACACTATGGGAACCCCCGCTGGTAAATGGTCTGCTCGTAAAGCCCAGAAGCTAGCTAGAGACTATAAAAAAGCTGGTGGTGGATATAAATAATGCCTCTTAAAAAATCCCAAAAGAGTTTAAAGAAATGGTCGAAACAAAAGTGGACTACCAAATCTGGGAAGCCTTCTTCCAAAACAGGAGAGAGGTATCTCCCCAAAAGTGTAATTGATAAACTTTCCTCTAAAGAATACTCAGCTAGTACAAGTAAAAAAAGAAAAGCCGGGGGGACAGGATCGAGAGCTAAATACTCTAAAAGGATAGCAAGGCTAGTTAGAAATGCCCGATAATGACAAAGTAGAGATAGAGTGGTTTGACGCTTACGAGATGAGTGCTGGTTGGCATCATCTTGATGATGTTCTTAAAGCTAAATTGCCTATTATGCAAAGTCTGGGATATGTCACTAAAGAAACAAAAGATTCAATTACCGTATGCGCAGATAAAAATAAAGACCCTAAAGAAAAAGACCGGGGGCGTTGTCAAATAATACCTAAAGGCTGGATTAAGAAAACCATATTATTTTGATAAAAACATTCTTTTTAGTTGGTTATATTTGTAGTTACGCAGTTGCTAATTTTGTTGATCCTTTTTGCTTATCTTATTCAGAAGAATATCCGACACAAGTTGAATGTGAGAAGCGTATCAATTATTTAGATATGCAAGCTAGAACCATTAAAACAAAGGTTTTAGTAAGTCATAACTTTAAATGCCTTATGACTTATGAAAAATCAGAGGTTTTTTAAAATTGTAATATAACGAAAAGATATTATAGATTAGTTGCCGGGATTTTCTCCGTTGTTTTGCTACTTTGGATTTGATCCCGGCCTTTACTTATTTATTAGATAAAGCCTCAACAACAAGCTTCATTACTATTAGAAAACCGCCTATCATAAATATGTGAGCGAACGTATATAGTACTAGATTTAACATTAATAGCCCCCATGATTTATTGTACTTGGGTGGCCATTCTCAAAAGCTTCCATAGCATAATCACGACTAGACGATTGAGATTCTAAATATTCTTCCCTAGAAATAAAATCTACATACAGATTGTACCCGCTATCAATATCTCTAGGCTTAAAATATTCGAGTAATTCGTCTTTGTGGTAACTCCACCAAAAAGAAAAACCGGTATTATACTTTTCTGGCCAACTAGATTCAGCATGATCTACATAATCATACTCTCTTCTGATAATATAAATCGGGAAGGTAAATAAAGCATATTTGAAAAAGGTTTTAATGTAGTAAGTAAGAAAACGAACATATCCATAAAACCTTCTTAAAAACTTAGGTAGTTTAAGAGTCTTAATTGTAGATAGTTCAAAAATTTTAATTGCTACAATAAAAGCATTTGTTACAGGAACTAAAGTAAAACTAAGTTTTTTGTTAAAGTATTCGTATTGTATTGGTGTTGTAAACATATCTTTCTCCGTTGTTTTGCTAAGAAGAAAGTATCAAATTTTCACAAAAAGTAACGTTTTTTTTTGACACAAATTTACACAAAACGTTCTAGAATTATTGATTATGAGGGGTAACGCATTATTACCAAGACTGTGAAACCCTTGATTTTTGGAAATAATAGCGTGAAATGTGTCTTTTTTTGACACACTATGTTTCAATATTTCTCGTTATTTCTCAATACTTTTTTTAAAGTGTTACCTACTGTGTAATAAAAATTGACACACTTTTGACACACTATAGAGATCTTCTAATGTAGTTGGGGAGACGTCCTTCTTCTTTGTAAGTGTGATATGCAGACACCCAATCTTTTTTGTATTCATTCTTTAAAAAGCTTACTAGAGCTTTATCTACATTTGGTTCAGTACTAAACAGATTTATAAAAGTTTTAAAAATTTTTGACATGGTAATTTCCTTTCAAAAGATATTTTACCAGACAGTCTATTGAAATTTAGTATGTTACTTTTACAAAGGTGATGTGTTGGTGCTGGTGAGAAGAATCGAACTTCTTACTCCGTCCTTACCAAGGACGTACTCTACCAATGAGTTACACCAGCTTATAAGTTTTTAATGACTGAAGCTTTCCTTGTATCAACAACTTTGGCATAACGCAAAGCCATTTTCTCAGAACTCCACCCCCCTAAACTCATCAAAGTTTTTATATCAGAATTTTTTAAGACTCTTGTGGCAAACGTATGACGAAACTTATGGGGATTAGATTTTATCCCGGAGAGCTTTTCCATTCTTCTCCAAGAGCTTTTGATTCCATGTCTTGTATTATAAGTGAAGACTTTTCCTTTACCTTGATGTAGGCCCAATTCTTTTTTTAATTTAGGATTGATATAAATGTATTTATATTTTTTTGTCTTGCTCATAAAAACGGATATTAAATTCTCTTCATAATCAATATCTGTCCAATCTAAATTAACAGCTTCAGAAATACGACACCCGGTATAGTATAAGAATGAGATTAGTTTTCTTACTTTTCCAGAATGTCTAAGTAATATTTCAAATTCTTTTTCATTATGCCAAGTGATCTTAGTTTCATCTACAGAAAATTTATTCAATTTAATAGGTTGAACATTTAGCTTTATCATTTGTAAGTTGATCATAGCTTGTACTAAATTAATTATTTTATTAACAGAACTATTCTTTATTCCGGGAGTTAAACAGGACTTAACATGATCACTAAAGGTTGGCTTTATAGTGTCTATGAAAGTATGACCAAAATCATCAGTTATTTTCCTGAGTTGGGTTATGATATTGATATGAAGATCTTTTACATCAATGTAGTCTTCTAAAGACTCTTGTAAAGTTGGCCAATGTTTCTTCTCACCAGCCAACTTATCGTAATATAAGTTTTCAATTCTTTTTAATACTATCTCAGCTTCTTTTTTGCCTTTGCAACCTGTGGATTGGCGAATGCGTTTTCCGCCAATGGTTGTTCCTTCGATTTGCCAATAGGAGCTTTTTTCTCTCTTTTTGAGTTTAAGCATTCTATTATCTTGTCTATATGACCTTGTGAAAATCTCAAGCGAAAAGGTACCCGCACGAAGAACTGTTCTTGTGGATATTCTTCCTTCAATGTATTTAGCATTGAATAAACAGTCTTTTTAGAGACACCAAAGCTATTAGCTACGTCAGTGATAGTAAAAAGAAAATTAGATTGTTGAGACATCAATACAATTTACCCCCTGATACTGCTAGTTTGTTTAATGAGAATTGAGCCATAAGCTTATATTCTAAAGTTTTCATATCTATAGAAAGACTATTTGCTTCTTCTTTTGCTTTTTTAGTCTGCTCTGTAGCTATTTTATAGTCTTCAGAAGCTAACGCTTGTATCTCAGATTGAGAAACATTATGGCCACCACCAATCAAATCTTTTTTCTTTTCATTGAAAATGATTTTCATGGACTGTTCTTTAAACCAAGCTTCAGCATTTTTTGTAGCATGTCTTTGTCCAGCTTCATGATATTTATAAATCATCTTATCAATATCACTCCCTAGCTCTAACAGCTCTTGCCTATTCATTGATCAACCTATAAACACCGTAACTAGAACCTGTTTTTGGGTGAACCTTTCTTATCGTTTCAATAGGTATATTTTTGTCTCTTAGATCTTTTATTCGAGCTGATAAACGATAACTGCCAAACTCTTTCCAAGATGTAATCGGATCTAATACTTTACCAGACTTCAAATACTCTAAGATCATTTCACATTGTGTTCTACTCATCTTTGATACCTAACCTATCTAATGTTTGTTGATATAACTTCTTAGCCATTTCAAAAGGATCTCGGAAACAACAATTTTCCCAGAACCAATCTTCAGATCTATTAGGCTGGTGTAATAACGTATGACAGTCATGACACAGCGGTACAGTAAATTCGTCTGATACCCTAGATCCCATAGATTTTAAATGACCCGGTTTTTTCTTTCTCACATGATGAGCTTGTACGCCCTGATCACTACCACAAGCCATACAAGGTTGAGTTCTTATAAAGCCTAGATGAACTTCAGATCTATACTTTCTAGCTCCACTCTTCATCAGGTTGATCATGTACGACTTGTCCGTCATTACTGTATTCAGCATTTTGATTTCTCCCTTCTGGCCATGATTGGCTAATGTTTGGAATAGAATTACCTAAGCTCTTTGGCTCGTTATTTTGATAATTACCACGATTGTAATTTTGATTATTATTGTAATTATTATTGTTATATTCTTTTTTCTCTACCTTTGGTGGTTGAGGATTAGCTTGAAAATAACTTGTTAAATTACCTTTTAGCTT